TGATCTTGATGCAATTAAAACGAAAGATGGTCAGCCAGCCAGGCAAAATGCTTTAATTTTAAAGGATAATGTGGAGTTACTAAATAGGGTAGATAACTATGGAATGAACTTGTATCGAGATCTGGACGATAATATGAGCAACTATCCAATCACAGATAGCTCAATCATTGATAAAAGTTTTTCCGAAAATAAATTTCCATCAGGGAGGAAAGAATTTTGAAAGTACTAGTAACTGGTGGTGCTGGTTTTGTTGGCTCACATTTGTGTGAGAGACTGGTCAACGAAGGTCATGATGTGACTTCTATTGATAACTACTTTACAGGCTCTGAAGATAATCACGTGCAGGGTGTGTTGTATAGAGACCTAGATACAAGAGATGTGTGTGAATTACCTACTAATTTTGACATCGTGTATCACTTAGGTGAATACTCTCGAGTAGAGCAGTCATTCGATGATTTTGAAAAAGTTTGGGAATATAATAAAATCGGTACTAAATGTATTCTCGACTTTGTAAAAAAGTGTGATGCAAAACTTGTATATGCTGGATCAAGCACAAAATTTACGAACGAGCATATAGGATATATAAAGAGCCCTTATACCTGGTCAAAGGAGACAAACACAGAATTTGTAAAATTATTTTGTGAGTGGAATTCTATTGACTATGCCATCACATATTTTTATAATGTATATGGGCCAAGAGAAATTGAAAGTGGTCCATATGCTACTCTAATTGCAATGTTTATCAATAAAGTAAAAAATGGTGAACCGCTTACAATTGTTCAACCAGGTACACAGAAAAGAAACTTTACCCATATTGATGACATCATAGATGGGCTTATTCTTGTTGGAAAAGAGGGGTATGGCGACGAATACGGAATTGGATGTGATGATTCATATACAATCATGGATGTTGCAGCAATGTTTGGAATCAATACAAAGATTGAAATGCTACCTGCAAGGAAAGGTAACAGGATGTCAGCGAAGGTGATAACTGATCGGACACGTGCTCTTGGATGGTCGTCCAGAAAAAACCTAAAGGACTATATTAGTGCTAGAACAGCAAGCTGAAACCTTACTTGATGATATAGACAACATAACTGAATCAGTAAAGTATCCAGTATATGTTCCGTCTCGCGGTCGAGCTGATGTTGCTTTAACTACACGTGAGCTGAAAAATAGTGGTATTCCTTTTTATGTTGTTGTTGAGCCACAAGAGTATGAAAAGTACTTAGAGCACTATGATATCTCATCCGTTTTAAAAATGGATCATAATAACCGTGGGATAACATATGTAAGAAATTATTGTAAACAACATTCCATTGAAAATGGTGCAAAATTCCATTGGCAGTTTGATGATAACATTACTTCATTTAAGTATAGAGAACCAACGAAGAATGTGAAGTGTGAAGCTTTTAAATGTATTGTAGCTTGTGAGTCTATTTGTGATTCTTATGAGAATATCGGCATTGCTGGAATGTCACACACGATGTTTGCTTTTTCTAGAAGTAATCATGTTGGAATAAATCAGCAAGTATATAGTGGCGTTCTAGTAAATAATGATCTTGATATATGGTGGCGTGATGATGTAATTGAAGACACAGATTATTCTTTACAAGTTCTTGATACTAAATACTACTGCACCCTATTGTTCAATAAATTTTTAATTGATAAAGCAGCGACTATGACTATTAAGGGTGGTAATACAGACACATCTCACGCTGGTGATAATAGAATGAAACGGTCTTTAAAATTACAAGAGTATTGGCCGCAAGCCAATTTTCAGATCACAAATCAATATGGAAGAACAAAAATCAAGCCTTCAAACATCTGGAAAACTTTTGTTCACACCCCTATCCCCAAGTCTTTTAATTCACCCCTTATGGAGTTCTTGAAGTAATGTATAAATACAATGAAGGCAATCTTATTGCCGAGATCAAAGACTATATTGATGGTACCTACGGTGAGCATTACTCCACAACTAATTATCAAGCAACTGAGTTCATCATAGACGGTGGTCATGGTGAGGGTTTTTGTATTGGTAATATCATGAAGTATGCACAGAGGTACGGCAAGAAAAATGGATATAACCGAAAAGATCTTATGAAAATTATACACTATGCGATTATTGCAATGTATAACCACGATCTATACAATGAGGAGAACTAGATGTCTGAAATTGAGATTTCGGTAGATGAATTAAGAAAAAGAAAAATATTTGTTGCAACTCCCATGTACGGTGGGATGTGCGGTGGTCAATACACTAAGTCCTGTGTTGATTTACAAAAACTTTGTGATCATTATGGTGTAGAAATTGATTTCTTTTTTCTATTCAATGAATCACTCATCACCCGTGCAAGAAATTACTGTGTAGATGAGTTTTTGAGAAATGAAAACTATACTCATCTTATGTTTATTGATTCAGATATTGGATTTAATCCAAATGATGTATTAACACTAGCTGCTATAGCAGAACCGGACAGTGATAAAGACATTGTCTGCGGTCCTTATCCAAAGAAAACTATCTCTTGGGAAAAAATCAAGGTCGCTGTCGACAAAGGTTTTGCTGATGAAAATCCACAAAAGCTATCAAACTATGTTGGAGACTATGTTTTCAATCCAGCAAATGGTGTGAACGAGATTCCACTAGATAAACCAGTCGAAGTGCTTGAGGGCGGTACTGGATTCATGATGATTCAGCGCAAGACATTTGGAAAGTTTGCGGAAAGTTATCCAGAATTAAAATATACACCAGATCATGTGAGGTCCGCAAACTTTGATGGATCACGGCAGATCATGTGTTACTTTGATGCTCTTATTGATGATGAGTCCAATCGCTATCTTTCCGAAGACTACATGTTCTGTCAGTGGTCAAGAAAAATTGGGCTAAAAGTTTGGATGTGCCCATGGATGAATATGTCACACACTGGATCATATGTATTCGGTGGTAGTCTAATTGATCTTGCTCAAATTGGTGCAGCTGCCACTGCTGATGTATCTCAAAAACTTAAATAGGTATTTTTGTTTACTTAATATATTATGTGTGATATTATATTTGAGTTAACTATTGAATTTTGTCATTTATGTGAGGATAAGAAATGAACATCTCTCAAAATACTCTTTCTGTTCTGAAGAGTTTTACTTCTATTAATCCATCTTTGTATGTTAATTCTGGAAATGTTGTGAAAACAATTTCTCCACAAAAAACTATTATTGCTCGGGCAGAGGTTGACGATTCTTTCGAAAAGCCTTTCGGTATTTATGATCTAAATCAGTTTTTGAGCACCGTAAGTATTTTCGAGTCACCTGATTTTAATTTTGGTGATAAGTCTGTTGAAATTAAAAATGGTGTGGCATCAGTCACTTATGGTTATGCCGATGCTAACATGATTATGCAAGCCCCAGACAAAGATCTTGATCTGCCTGACGTTGTTGTTGAGTTCGAACTCAAAGATGATGTGTTCAAGAAAACAATGGCCGCAGCGAGTGTACTTCAGCTTCCAAACTGGTCCGTAATTGGTTCAGGTGGTGATGTCATCCTCGTTGTTGGTAATTCAAAAGACGAGACATCCAATACATTTCGTACTGTGGTAGGTTCAACTGACCTTGAATTTGATCTGGTGTTTAAGGTTGAAAACCTAAAGTTCATGCCAGCAGACTATACAGTTCGAATTTCCTCGAAGGGCATCAGTCACTTCTCAACAAATGGAGGTAAGTTACAGTATCACATCGCTACAGAATCTCGCTAATTGAAAGGTACTTTATATTATGAATGAACTTTGGGTAGAAAAATATCGCCCGTCAAAGATTGATGATTGCATTCTTCCAGCAGAACTCAAGCAAACTTTTGCTAATTTTGTGGACAAAAATTATGTGCCAAATCTTCTCCTCACTGGCGGTCCCGGTGTTGGCAAGACCACGGTTGCAAGGGCAATGCTGGAACAATGTGACTTTGACTACATTGTAATCAACGGCTCGATGAATGGTAACATCGATACCCTACGTGTCGAGATTAAGAACTTTGCATCGACAGTTTCTCTTACCGGCAATCGCAAGTATGTTATTCTCGATGAGGCTGACTATCTGAATCCTCAGTCAACACAACCTGCTCTCCGTAATTTTATGGAAGAGTACTCTAAGAACTGTGGATTTATTTTGACTTGTAACTTCAAGAATCGTATTATCGAGCCACTACATTCTCGGTGTTCGGTTATTGAGTTCAAGATTCCGACAAAAGAAAAACCAAATCTTGCATCTGGTTTTATGTCTCGAGTCAAAACAATTCTTAAAACCGAAAATGTAACTTTTGATCCAACGGTGATTGCTGAACTTATTAAAAAGCATTTTCCTGATTGGCGGAGGGTACTTAATGAACTACAACGGTATTCTGCTACTGGTAATATTGACACTGGCATCCTTATCAATCTGGGCGATGACAATTACAAAAAACTCATTTCTTTTCTGAAAGACCGAAACTTTAAAGATATGCGTAAATGGGTTGGTCAAAACTCTGATGTAGATCCATCCGTGCTGTACAGAAAGCTATATGATACTTCTTCCGAAAATGTAAGTGAAAGGTCAATACCACAACTCGTTCTTCACATTGCTGATTACTCTTATAAATCTGCTTTTGTTGTAGATCAAGAAGTCAATCTGGTTGCTTGTTTAACTGAAATTATGACGGACTGTGAGTTTAAATGATTAGAGAAAAAAAAGTAGCTCTTACGGCTTCTACTTTTGATTTGCTCCATGCAGGTCACATTCAGATGCTCAGAGAAGCTAAAAGCAAGTGTGACTATTTGATATGTGCCTTGCAAACTGATCCAACATTAGATAGACCTAAAGAGAAAAACAAGCCAGTTCAGTCAATTGTCGAGCGATACATTCAGCTCAGTGCTGTCAAGTATGTTGATGAGATTTTGCCTTATTCAACCGAACAAGATCTTGAAGATATTTTAGAGGCTTTTGATTTACAAGTGAGGATCCTTGGTGTAGAATATAGAGATAAGGACTTTACT